ATCTCAGATTTCTATGCATCTGAGTTCTCACAAGAAGAGTCTTATGCTGAGATTTGCCATAAAAACGGCAAAACCTCATATTCCCTCAAAACCCGTCCAACTTTCGAACCAGCAACCATTCAGGGTGCAATTTCGGATCTGGGTATTGACTATTGGCTGAGGGTGTTTACCTTTATTAAAGCCAGGGAAGCAAATAAGGACATTTCTCAGCAAGAATTTGACAATATCGTCAAAAAAGCAGTGAACATTGAAAAAAGCCTTGACAGAACGGCAGCATTGCGTTATATTAATGATGAGTTCAACCCACTTTTCGTTGAACAGTCGGACAGAAAACCAAATTTCGTATTTTAGGTGATAGATGAGACATTTCGTAACCCTCGACGACAAATCAGAGTGTGTCGGGGTCTATTGCGACGGTGAATTGCACTTTCAAGGCATTCCCGACGGCTTGACCCACACTTGGAAACATACAGATTCCCTCGCCTCCATCGGTGCAGATCAGGTGGAGTTTGCAAACCTGTATTGTCAGGGCAAATCACTCGATGAAGTGTGCCCAAAGGGAATCAAGGCAAGATGGAATAAGATTAATAAAAGAATGACCGCATATCACAGCTCTTTTGTCGAAGCAAAGGTTGATTTGAACGAAAACTGCTTCTTTGACCTTATTCCAGACCAATATTTGAAGGAGTATTGTGACCTCAAGACGAGAATCGTTAAATCCGTGTTCGCAGAGCAACTTAAGCCCCAAAATTACGATTTATTGAAAGATTTGGTGGTGATGGTCGCCGACATCAAAAAAAGGAAAATAACCCTCAATCCTGCCGCCCTAAAGGGCATGCTTCACAAGAAGCGAGCAAGGGATCTTTTCGAGGCAATCAAACAAGGAAAGAAATCAAACACAATTATATATGATCCGTTTAGAACAAAAACTGGACGTCTTGCGGTAAAATCAAGCAGCTTCCCGATACTTAATTTAGACAAGAGTTTCAGGGAGATCCTTTTACCAGAAAACGATCTGTTGCTTGAGCTCGATTATAATGCAGCGGAAATCCGTGTATTGCTTGCATTGGCAGGCATGAAGCAACCAGAAGGAGACATACATCAATGGCACGCATCAAGTCTGGGCGTATCCAGAGAAAAAGCGAAAGAGCTCGTGCTCTCTTGGCTGTATGGCTCGAAGACCTCCGATATTGGAGAAAATATACAAAAGCTTTACGACAAGGACAAGATCCTGACCTCTTTTTACAACCGCCAGGAAGATTCAGTTACCACCCCAATGGGGAGGACGATCAAGACTGATGACTTCCGAGCCTTAAACCACCTCGTGCAGTCAACCACTGCAGATATGGTTTTTGAGCAGATGGCAAAGGTCTATAAGCACCTTCAGGGCACAGAGAGTTTCATAAAATTTTGTTTGCATGATTCTATTGTAATTGATCTTAAAAAGTCTGAACTAGACTGTATAATGGATCTAGTGGATCTTTTTTCGAACACCAGATTCGGAAAGATCAGAGTTGGTGCATCCGCAGGAAAAACCTTCGGTAGCATGAAAAAGTTGGAGCTAAAATGATAAACATTGTTGGTATTGGAAAGCTTGGTTGCGAACTCGCAGCTGATTTCGAAAAATTGAAAAACTACGATGTCTACAAGCTTGATCATGGTCTGGAAAAGACCAAGAGAACACGAGGCATTAAAAAAGAAAAAACACCAGAGAAGTATGAACAGAATTGTCCTGGCTTATCCTATTTCTTCAAGGGTATGTCCGGCAAGAGTCTTGTTCTTGTGTCGGGAGGAGAGCTAATTTCCGCCATCACTCTCAGGGTCCTTGAGCAACTGCCCAGCAGCAAAACAACTGTTTTATATGTTCAACCCGACCTGCGCACCCTAAACGAACAATCTCGCCTTACTGAAAGAATGATTTTTAATGTTTTGCAGGAATATGCTCGTTCTGGGGTTATTGCTGGTGTAATCTTGACGAATGCGAAAGACATCGAAACTGCGATTGGTAATGTTCCAATTATTGGCTATGAAGAGACTTTTCGCGGATACATCGTAAACTCTCTTAATTTAATTTATTATTTTGAGCATGCAAAACCCGTCTTGAGCTCAGATTCAGAGAAGATTGATCATTCCCGTATTATGACCCTTGGGATGGTCGATTTCACGACGGGACAAGAAAAATCATTCTTTCCTCTTGACAACACGAAGGAAAGAATGTATTATTATGGTATAAACGACACTGAACTTAGAAACGATAATAATCTTATCTCAAAAATTAGAGAGCAGATTGATTCTAAGCGAGATGCCGAGCAGAGGACCTCTTACCGAGTGTATTCAACATCTTACGAGGAGCCTCATGTTTTTTGTATCCAATCATCAGCAGTGATACAAAAAACGACTTGACACGTTCTGGGTACTGTGTTAATATAAACAAACTAACAAACCAGGCATGCGGGGAGATTTGCCCCATGTCTTTACAAGGAGAAAAATAATATGGCAATTGATATGAGTAAAATGAGAGATCGCTTGACCAAGCTGACCACCAAAGGACAAGGCGGCGGTTCCAATTTCTGGCGCCCGTCCGACGGCAATCAAACGATTCGAATTGTACCTACAAAAGATGGAGATCCTTTCAAGGATTACTTCTTTCACTACAATGTTGGCACCAACGGTGGATTCCTGTGTCCCAAGAAGAACTTTGGCGAAGAGTGCCCTGTTTGTGATTTCGCAAGCAAACTCTATCGCGATGGAGATGACGATAGCGTCAAGATGGCAAAGGATTTAACTGCTCGTCAACGTTTCTTTTCTCCTGTCTTGGTTCGTGGTGAAGAGAACTTGGGTGTTAAAGTGTGGGGTTATGGCAAAATGGCATACGAAACACTTTTGAACTTGGTTCTTAATCCAGAATACGGGGACATCACCGATGTTCAGGAAGGTACCGATTTGGACTTGCATTATGGCAAAGCACCAGGTCAGTCTTTCCCGCAAACAAAGTTGACTCCAAAACGTAAGTCTTCTTCTGTCTGTGAGGATTCTAGTCCTGAGCAATGTGCAGAGATTCTCGAAACTGTCCCAAGTTTGGACGAGTTATTCGAGAAGAAATCTACTGCTGAGGTCCAAACCATTTTGGACGGTCATTTATCCGGTGACACTTCCGCAGAAGGCGAGTCAAAAGAGACAGCCAAGTATGCAAATGCCCCAGTTGCTGCTGCAGCAACAGGCACGGTGAAAGATCAGTTAAACGATTTACTCAATGCCTAGAGCACCAGTCGGGGGGTTTACCCCCCGGCTTTTTTGCGGGAGTAACTCAGTGGTAGAGTGCAACCTTGCCAAGGTTGACGTCGCGAGTTCGAATCTCGTCTCCCGCTCCATTTTTTAAAGAGAGGTATTGCAATGGCAACAGATATGAAAAAAATGAGAACTAAGCCCGGTAAATTGGGCATCGCAGGCATTAAGTCGGTTTTAAATAAGAAAGCAGGCATGACCGTCGCCGCAGATCTTTCCGACACCAACCCCTCAGATGTGCAAGACTGGATTTCAACCGGCTGCACTTGGCTTGATGGTGTCATCGCCCGAGGCAGAATGGGAGGAATCCCAGTTGGAAGAATTACTGAAATGTGTGGTCTTGAAGGATCAGGCAAGTCCTATCTTGCTGCCCAAGTCGCAGCAAACGCAAATGCAAAAGACATCGGTGTTGTTTACTTCGACTCCGAAGCAGCATTGGACTTTAATTTCCTCAAAAAAGCAGGTATCGACGAGGATAACTTTCTTAGAGTTACCCCCACTTCTGTTGAGAATGTTTTTGAAACAATTGAGACGATCTTAACAGAGGGCAACGAGCAGGTGTTGTTTATTTGGGACTCCCTTGCAAACACACCAACGGAATTGGATGTTGCAGGAACATACAACCCCTCAGAGTCTATCGGTGTTAAGGCACGGATTCTCTCAAAGGCAATGGCAAAACTAACTGTTCCTTTGAATGAGACAAACAGCACTTTCCTAGTCTTAAATCAGTTGAAGACAAACATCACCAGAGACATGGCATCAGCCTTGATTGATCCATACATCTCTCCAGGTGGTAAGTCGATGCACTATTCTTCCAGTCTGCGTATCTTTCTGACAGGTAGAAAAGGCAAGGCATCATACATCTATGATGATAACGGTTTTCGTATTGGCTCAGAAACCAAGGCAAAGATCAAGAAGTCTCGCTTCGGTACAGAAGGTCGCGAAGCCTTCTTTAAGATTATGTGGGGCGACGATGTGTTTATCGAAGACGATGCGAGCATTTTCGAGGCAATCAAAGGAAAGTCCGACAAGATTGCTTCAGCAGGAGCATGGTATACTCTGGTACACACTGATGGTGAAAAAGAAAAGTTTCAATCTAAGCAGTGGAACGATAAGATGAAAGAAGAGAAGTTCAGAACCTCCGTAATGGATATCTTCAATGAAGAGGTGGTCCGCAAGTTTGCTGATCGTGTCGGAAGTGCAGAAGATTTCTACGGCGATGGTGAACAAGATGTCGAATAAAAAGAACAGAGTTCTGATAATAGATGGCTCCAACATGTTCAGAAGAAACTTTGAGGCAAACCCTGCAGTTTCTCAAACTGGACCTGTTGGAGGTCTGGTCGGAACCATGAACTCAATTCAGAAAGTCTGCAACGAACTCGATCCAGATAAAGTTGTTATGGTTTGGGACGGTCCAGGTGGCAGTCTTCGTAAGCGAAAGATTGCCCCAGGCTACAAGCAGGGGCGTAAGCCTCCTCGACTTAACCGTTTCGATAGGCAACAGATGACACCGGAACAGCATGCCGAAAGTCATTTGTGGCAGCTGGGTCGCTTGTATGAATACATCGACAAGATGCCAATTCACCAGATCATGATCGAAAATGTCGAAGCGGATGATGTGATCTCCTATGTCGCTCAAATGGAAGATTTTGAAGAATGGCAGAAGGTCATCTATTCTTCGGATAAGGACTTTTATCAGCTTGCTAGGGGTAGTCTTGGCGATATCGATACCTTGATCTACCGACCCCAGACTGGCGGCCGAGCAGAGCTGGTTCACCAGGACATGATCCTGGAAGATAGCGGAATTCACCCTCGAAACTTTGCAGTTGCAAGGTCCATTGCTGGTGACAAATCCGACAACCTTCCCGGTGCATCAAATGTGGGTCTTGGCAAGATTGCCAAGAGGTTTCCATATCTTGCTGAGGAAAAAGAGCACAGTCTTAAAGAAATTTTTGAAGATTGTGAAAAAAACCTTGGCAAATTGAAAATATATGATAGTATAAATGATAGTAAGAACTTGATCTTAACGAACTACGGAATGATGCAGCTTGATGCTCCAAATATTCCATATCAGTCGACAAAGATCATCAAAGACAGTATCAGGGAGATGGACATGTCATTCGACAAAACCTCAATTGAGATTATGAAACGAAAAGACGACATAGCCACCGCCCGACATGAAAATTTGTACAGATACATGAAACGCTTTTCCGTTGAGGGCAAAAAATAATGAATGATAACTTCGCTCGCTTCGGAAAGACATTCCAAGAGAATCTTACCAGGCTGATCATCGATGATCGCTCTTTCTCGGATCAGATCCTGGAAGTTCTCGATATCAACTTCTTTGAACAAAAATATCTTCAGGTTTTTAACAAGCTTCTGAAGGACTACAAAGACAAGTATAATGTCCACCCAACCCGCTCCATCTTGGAAACGGTTTTGCGAACGAGCCTGAACGAAGAGAATGAACTTGTGCAAAAGCAGGTTCGAGACTTCTTTGCACGTGCAATTGCGGCAAAAGAGGATGTTAAGGATGTTGATTACATTAAAGAGCATTCTCTCGATTTCTGTAAAAAGCAGAAACTCAAGGAAGCGATGCTTTCTTGTGCAGAACTTCTCAAGAGCTGCAAATTCGAAGAAATCAAACTAAATCTCGACAAGGCTATGATGCTCGGCATGGACAATGACTTTGGGCACGAGTACATCGTGGACTTTGAAGAACGATTCAAGCTTAAGAGCAGAAATCCAGTAACAACAGGCTGGAAAGAGATCGATCAATTGACTCAAGGCGGTCTTGGTCGAGGTGAGCTTGGTGTCGTCGTTGCTCCCACTGGTGCAGGTAAATCAATGGCACTGGTTCACTTGGGAGCACAAGCAATCAAGGCGGGTTTGAGTGTTGTTCATTATACTTTGGAACTCGCCGACACCGTTGTCGGCAGTCGCTATGATGCCTGCTTGACTCAATCCCCACTCAACTCTCTTCATGGCCTTAAGGACGATATTTACGAAGAGATTACACAACTTTCTGGCGGACTGATAATTAAAGAGTATCCGACAAAATCGGCATCGACCAATACACTTCGGAATCATTTGGAAAGAATGAAGAAGCGGGAAATGCCAATCGACATGATTATTGTTGATTATGGGGACCTTTTACGACCAGTCTCCGCACAGAAAGAAAAGAGGAATGAGTTGGAGTCAATTTATGAGGAAATGAGAGCAATCGCACAGGAGTACGAGTGCCCCATTTGGACAGCATCCCAGACAAATAGAAGTGGATACAACTCAGACTGCATCAGCCTCGACGCAATCAGTGAAGCATTCAACAAGTGCTTTGTCGCAGATTTTATTTGTACAATTTCCCGTAATGCTGAGCAAAAGGCAACACGAACCGGGAATATGTTTATCGCAAAAAACAGAAATGGCGAAGACGGCTTGGTTTATCCAATGTTCGTAGATACTAGAAAGATTGACATGCAGGTTTTGCCATATCAGGGGGACACCCCCTCGTCTATTCTTGTGACCTCTGTAAAAGAGCAGCAAGAGAAGATTAGAGAAAAATATAAAGACTGGAAATCAGAGAAACAGTGAGATAGAAATGGAGAAGGGAAAAATGCCTAAAATTGAGACAGTGACGAGAGAAACCAAGGAGTACTTCGATGGAGACGAGCTTGCTACAAATGTCTTCATCACAAAGTATGCTCTGAGAGATAAAGAAGGACAGTTCCAAGAGACGAACCCCAACGACATGCACATTCGCCTTGCAGGTGAGTTTGCTCGTATTGAGGATAAGTTCGGCGGGAGCAAAATGTCCAAAGAAGAGATTTTCGAGAGTATAAAAGGATTTAAAAAGATTGTACCACAAGGATCACCCATGTATGGTATCGGAAACAACTTTGTTAATGTTTCCCTGTCCAATTGTGTTGTTGTGGAATCCCCAGATGACAACATATCGTCTATTGTTGATTCTGGTAAGGACTTGGCAAACCTTTTTAAACGTCGCTGTGGTGTCGGTCTTGACATCTCTCAGCTCCGCCCTGAAGGTGCTGCAGTTAGCAACAGTGCAGGCACCACCACCGGTGCATGGTCCTTTGCTGATTTTTACTCTTATGTTTGCCGCATGGTTGGTCAGAATGGTCGCCGTGGTGCTCTGATGATCACAATGGATGTCCGCCATCCAGACATCGAGAAGTTCATCACAATGAAGCACGACTTGACCAAGGTTACAGGTGCAAATGTCTCAGTTAAAATCAGTGATGACTTTATGCGAGCTGTCGAGAACGACGAGAAGTTTACATTGACTTACCCTGTCGGCTCTGACAACCCAAAAATTACGAAAGAGATCTGTGCCCTTGATGCTTGGGACAAGATCGTTGAATCCGCAACAACCACTGCAGAGCCAGGTATCTTGATGTGGGACAATATCACTAAAAACCTGCCTGCCCACGACTATCCAGCATACAAGACCATTTGCACGAATCCTTGTGCAGAGATTCCGCTGTCTGCTTACGATAGTTGTCGCCTTATTTCTGTCAATTTGAAGAACTTCGTCGAGAATCCCTTCACCGACAAAGCATCCTTCAATTTTGACTCTTTTGGCGACACAGTGCGGCAAGCAATGCGCCTTTCTGACGATTTGGTGGAATTGGAAATTGAGAAAATTACATCAATCATGAATTCCTGCGATACAAAGGACGAAAAGGCACTCTGGCTGAAGCTTCGTGATGCCGCAGCTAATGGTCGCCGCACAGGTCTTGGAACTCACGGTCTTGCTGATGCTTTGGCATGCCTGCGTCTCCGATATGACGGTGACGATGCAATCAAGGTCATCGACAAGATTTACGGCACCCTGAAAACAGAGGCATACCGAGAATCTTGCAATCTTGCTGTTGAGCGAGGTCCGTTCCCGCACTTTGACTGGGAGATCGAAAAAGATAATGCTTATATCAAAGCATTGCCTCAAGAGATTAAGGACTTGATCAAAAAGCATGGTCGTAGAAACATTTCAATTCTGACAAATGCACCGACTGGCTCCGTGTCTATCATGAGTCAGACAAGTTCCGGTCTTGAGCCCGTGTTCCGCAACTTCTATGTTCGTCGTCGCAAAATCAGCCACAACGACACAGAGACGAAAGTCGACTTCATCGATGATGTCGGAGACAAGTGGCAGGAATACAAAGTGTTCCACCACAATGTGCAAGAGTGGAGGGAAGAAAACGAACTCCACACAGGAGAGACATCAGAGGAGATTCCAGACTTTTTCGTAGAATCAGATCAGATTGATTGGTTGCGCCGTGTGGAGATTCAGGAGACTATTCAGAAGCACATCGACCATGCAATTTCCTCTACCATCAACTTACCAGCTGGCACAAAACCAAAGGTTGTCGGCGAACTCTATAAAGAGGGCTGGAAACGAGGGCTCAAGGGAATCACTGTATATGTGGACGGTTCCCGTACAGGTGTTCTCGTCACCGACACAAACAAGGAAGAAGAGGGCTTCGTACAGCGAGATGCTGCAGCCCGTCCAGACTTGGTGGAGTGTGAGATCCATAGAACCACGATCAAGGGCGAAAAGTGGGTTGTTTTGGTTGGTCTTGTCGAAGGCAAGCCTTATGAGCTGTTTGCAGGGCTTTCTTCAAAAATTACCTTGCCAAACAAATACACTCATGGTATAATTGTGAAGCATCCAAGAAAGACAACCAGATCAATCTATGATTTGGTCTTGGGAGAAGGCGACGATCAATTGACTATCAGCGATATTATCAATATCTTTGATAATCCTAATAATGCGATTTTTACTCGCATGATCTCACTTTCTCTGCGACACGGAGCGAATGTAAAGTTCGTCGTCGAGCAGTTGCTAAAGGATCAGGATACAGACTTCACATCTTTCAATAAAGTGTTGTCTCGTGTTCTGAAGAAGTATATTCCTGATGGAGAAAAAGCATCGGATAAAACCTGCCCAAGCTGCAGTGCCGATGGTCTTATTTATCAGGATGGTTGCGTAACATGCACTCAATGCGGATATGCTAAGTGCGGATAGGAGACAAAATGAAACTAGCAATCGATAACACACAAGCAGAAGATCAAAAAGTATCAAAAGAAGACCGCATCGTTGACTACATCAAGTCTATCGCTGCCATTGAGGAAGCCATCCTTCCCTTCAATGAGCAAAAGAAGGCTCTGAAGACCAATTATGTGGAAAATGGCTGGTTGAGCAAAGAAGAAATTAAACTCGCAGTCAAAGCATACAAGATGTTGAAAGATGATGTTGACCTTGAGCAGTTGACGGATTTCTATGAGACTGTCGGGGGTAGCTTATAATGAAAGTCTTGCCAAAGAATAAGCATATTCTCATCGAGATGATCGAGGAAGAAGAGCAGGAAAAGTCCTCTGTTCTTCTTCCAGCCGATTACCAGAAGAGAAAAGACTATGTTGTCGCAAAGGTTCTTAGTGTGCACGACTCTGTAAAAGAGGAGATCCAAGAAGGGTCTATTGTCGTCGCAGAGCCGAATATGATACGAGAGATTACCCTTGAGGGGCAGGCTCACTACTTACTGCAAGCAAACTATGTGCTTTGCGAAGTGAGGCTCTGAAACAAGGAGTTGCGCTCGAAAGAACGTGAGAGTCTTATGGCTGATGCCAACCAGGTTAGGGTCTTCTAGCCGATATGTTATGCCCAGTCGCATTAAAAGGGTAGAGCAAGTCTTTACCCCAATTTTAATTTTGATTCTCCCGCCCTTTGTTCTGTTTTCTGTGATCTTTATTCCAGGATGTTCAGAATTCGTCTATAATGCCGGCACTGCATTTTTCGGTCAGCTTGGCAATTATGTTGCATCTTTCTTTCAGGTATTTTCATCAATCGTGATCCTCCCAACTAATTAATGGGGCAAAGGAAACAAGAAAATGACAGTTGAAAAAGTAAAAAGAAAAAGAATCACCAAAAAGTTTAAAAAAGAACAATTAGACAAGATTTACTCTTTTGGGATCGAGGGTGCCTTAAAAGCTGAGTTGCCCGAATTCGAAGATCCCGCCATGGCCACCTACAATGAGGTCTTGCAATCCGGTGCAGAGAGTATGATTAGGTTCTTTGCCTCGTCAATGGGCAAGAAGGCGGTGTTTTATGATCTTGGTTGTGGTCAAGGAAAGCTCATCATGCACCTTGCAATTGAGACAAAGATGTCAAAAATCACAGGAATCGAGCTCAACAAGGAAAGATTTTCCCAGGCTGTTGCCATCTCAGAAGAAGTGGAGTTTCCGCAAACACAGCCGCAGATCATTAATGCAGATTTTAGAAATGTAGATCTTTCAGATGCCACGATTGTTTATTTTGACCCCATTGGATACACACTCGAAGAGACTGCTAAAATTACGTCTCTTCTCCCTCCGGGCTGTCTTCTAATCTATCGCCACCACGGAGCGTTCACTGGAGATGCATTTTTCCCCATGCGATCTCTAGCCTCTTCAATTTCAAACGACAGCGACCTCAAGAACTTCTGGGCCCAAATGGCATCATACCGAGTGATAACATGACGACTAGTGTGGAGGAAAAGCTCGACAAGGTGTACGAGGCAAAGGTTCACGGACATGCAATCGACACCCGCCTTGCAGTTCAAATCTTCATTAAGAAAGAGCATGCGGTGTATGGAGAACTACTCAGAGAAGGTGTCGAAATTATCATATCTAAGTTTCCAGACAGGTTTACCTCTGGTAATGTTTTTTATGACATTGGTGCTGGTCAGGGAAAGCTCATTAGCCACATCGCATTGAAGACGGATGTTTCGAAATCAATTGGCATTGAACTCGCTGAGCAGAGGGTCAAAAATGCAAATGATATATTTTCCCTTGTTGATTTTGGTGCCAGACCACCAGTTATGATTCATGGGGATGCCTTCCGCCATGACTTTTCCGATGCCACGGTTGCATATTTTGACGGCACAATGTTTAAGACCCCAGAATCCAGTCGTCTTGTTTCTCGCTTGCCAGCTGGTTGCCTCCTTATCACTCGCGGCCCAAACAGTTTTGATCCTGACGGCACATTTGAGGCACCCACAAGTTATTATCCTGACGGTGCCAAGTTTAAATACAAGATTTTATAGGTGACATTTGCGCACATGTAAGCTATCATATAAAAACATCGTTATTGGCGGGAGTTTAGAGGCTCTTTCTTATGCCTATTCTAAAGGGCTACCTGTCATCGGCATCAAGCAGAAACCGCATTTTTTCCTCGATAAACACCGCTCTGAGTGGGAAAATTTATCTTTCTTTCTGTCTCTTGCCGGACAACTCCCAATTGCCAAGGGTTTGACCTCTATTCGTATCATTGAAGATGAGAAAATCATCAAGTGTTTCACAGAAAATTCAAGAATGATAGAGATTGAGTACGAGACGATTCACCTTGTTGATGACCTCGGTGTAGGTGGCATTCCGCTGCCCACCAAGCAGGCTAAAAAAGAATATTTAGTGTTTGATTGGCTAAAGGTCGTCCGTGGACGTAACCACCCATATGACTACCTCATCGACGAAGACAGTGACGACTTTGTTAAAAAGGTGGTTTTCTATTCTGGCATCGGCTATCACAAACAGTATAAAAATGCCTGTGCAGTCTCTGTTTTGACAGAGAAGAAGTTAAAGTCCCTCGACTACTCGGAGACATACACCGTTCTCAAGGTCAGGGAGATGATGAAGGATGCAGGTCTTAAGGGAAACAAAAACGGAACACAGGCTTACAATGGTAAGCCGGCTTATCAATCACTTAAAATCGAATTCTCTCAGCGAGATAAGGTGCCTTTGCACCGCAATGAATATGCGAACACGAAGACAATAAAGTTTATAAAGGACATAGACCTTAAAAAGGATGAAAAGTTGCCTTATAATGATCTATTGGAAGTAGTGTTTGGGAGTCCATATGGAAGAGGAAAAGCTAGAACAAGTAAGGATGTTGAGGCAGAAAAGAAAGTCTAGGAAAGGCAAGTATGCCGTCGGAGACTTTCACATGTCCGGTATCGTCCCAGTAACGGGAGAAGTTCTTGACTTTAAGATGCCCTGGCATGACTCTCTTATGCCCATTAGTCCAAATTACCTTGCAATCGAGCATGCCGTCTATGAGTGTGCCTGTGCAGGAGTAAATACCATATGGGTCGTCTGCAAGGAGGGCACCACCCCTCTGATCCGTCACCGCCTTGGTGACTGGATTTATGATCCTGTCGAGGTCGATAAGATTGCCGGCAATCCAAGATCAAAAATAAGCGACAACATCAGAAGGATACCAATTTACTATGTCAAGCTCAAGCCAGTGGATTTCCAACGTCGAGAGAGTCTAGGCTGGAGTGCACTCACAGGTGCGATCAACTCCTTCCGCATGTCTTATCGTGTCAGCAAGTGGCTCATCCCGGATAAGTACTATATTGCCTTTCCTTATGGGATTTACGACACTGCGAAGCTGAGGAAGAACAGGGGTAACTTTCGCTCATCCGTTTCCCAGATTTTGACCTACCAAGGGCAGTGTGTTGCTGATGGTCTTTTTACTGGTTTCACTTTCGACCGTGATGTCTTTGTTTATGCCCGTCGGGAAATAAGAAAATACAAAACAACACTTGACGAAGTTTTTAAATCTGTTAGAATGGATAATCCAAGCGAGATCGAATTGGACTGGTATTACCCTATTGATTCATGGGAGAATTATAGAGAATACCTGTCATCAGAACATGCGGTGATAAAAAATGAAAACATTGCAAATGGCATCACAGTCTTCCAAAGAGAGACAACAAAAAGAGAATATACAGGAGCCGGTTCCGAAACCTGATGATTGGTCGCTAAAAGCAGGCGACATTGTAATGGTTGATGAGTACGAAGTCGGTCTGGTGGCGAAGAGCACACCAAAATATTACACCTTTGCTCAAATTTACCACCTTGGTCAAATACACATGATCCACATTCACCGAATTACGAAGCTTTAAATGAAACCATTTAATTTCGTAATGTAATGCTTGACATGATCCCGTCTTTATGTTATAATAAAGACTGCTAATTTTAAGAAAGAGGTTCGAATGATGGATAGATTGTCTCCAAAAGTAAAGTATGTTGGTCTTCACGCACACAGTGTTGCGGGTTCCCCCTTTGATGCCCTTGGTTATCCCCAAGAGCACATGGACTCCGCATACAATAATGGCATGGATGCCCTTGCTTTGACCGACCACGGCAACATGAATGGTCTTGCTTATCAGGTGCTTCATGCCAAGAAGATGCACGATGCTGGCAAGAACTTCAAACCGATCTATGGTTGCGAGGCATATTTTGTTCCAAGTTTGCAAGAATGGCACAAAGAAAAAGAAGCCGCCGAACTAGATAAGAAGAAGGCAAAAAAAGATGCAGAGGCATCGGGAACAACAGTTGAAGATGAAGAAGCTAGTAAAAGTGCTGTTAAAGATATTCTTTCTCGTCGTAGTCATCTTGTTCTTATTGCCGCTAATCAGAAAGGCTTAAGCAACCTCTTTACAATGATCTCCAAGTCTTATACTCCGGAGAACTTCTATCGTTACCCTCGCCTCGACTTCGACACTCTCGAAGCACACAAAGAGGGTATTATTGTTTCCAGTGCTTGCATGGGCGGTGTGTTTGCCAGCGATTACTGGAAAAACCGCGAACAGGGCGAGGAGGCAGTCATCGAGGCGATGACCAAGACCGCAACCCGTTTTAAAGAAATCTTTGGTGACAACTTTTATGGAGAGGTGCAGTGGAATGCCATTCCCGACCAGCATGCCATTAATAAGTTCGTCATCAAGGTGTGTGGCGAGCTAGGCATTCAGCTCGTATCCACATCGGACAGTCACTATCCCGACAAGGATTCCTGGAAAGACCGGGAACTTTACAGGAAACTTGGCTGGCTGTCCAAGGGGGGACTTGAGGAAGCCACTCTCCCCGACTCTATCGACCAAACTCGTTGCGAGTTGTATCCCAAGAATGGTGACGAGATGGTTGAAGCGATCCGTAAGTACACTCAGTCTGAGAACTGGATCTATCGCGAAAACGACAAACCCCTGTTTCCCAGAGGGGTCGAGTATGACGAAAAGCTACTCATTGAAAGTGTCGAGCGAACTTACGAGATCGCACACAAGAAGGTGGAAGCCTTCTTCCCTGACAGCACTGTTCGCCTACCTGACTTTGTTGTCCCCGCAGACTGCACTGCAGACGAAGCCCTCTGGTCCTATGCTCAGGAGGGTCTTCGTCTGCGGGGTCTGATGGGTAAGAAGAATTACGAGAAGCGGCTCGAAAAAGAGTTCGATGTCATCTCCTCTCGTGGTTTTAGTAAATACTTCCTGACAATGAAGGCGATCTCCGACAAGGCACAAGAGGTGCAGCTCGTCGGTGCAGGTCGAGGTTCCGCTGCAGGTTCCCTCGTCGCTTTCTGCCTCAGCATCACTCAGGTTGATCCCATCAAATACAACCTCCAGTTTGAGAGATTCCTTCGTAAAGATGCCGTCGACTATCCCGATATTGATTACGACGTCGCCGACCCAATGGAGCTTAAAGATTTGCTGATTGATGAGTGGGGTGACAATGTTGTTGTTCCTATTTCAAACTGGAACACCCTCCAGCTTCGCTCTCTCATCAAGGATATTTCAAAGTTCTACAAGATTGACTTCTCCGAGGTCAACCAAGTGACCAGTCGCATGCTTTCCGAGGCAACCCCTCGTGCCAAAGCAGCGAACAATATCTCCGCTGGTGTGTATACTCCGACTTTTGAAGAGTTGATTGAATACTCGGACAGTCTCCGTGGGTTTCTTTCTAAATATCCCCACATCAAGACACATATTATGAAACTGTACGGCTCCGTTCGTTCGTGTTCCCGTCATGCTGGTGGTGTGCTCGTCGGTGAGAATCTTGATCAGTATATGCCCCTCATCGCTTCTGGCGGTGTGCGACAGACTCCGTGGTCTGAAGGTATGAACGTTCGTCACTTGGAGCCAATGGGCTTCATTAAGTTTGATATTCTTGGTTTGGCTTCTCTTCGCATGATTGAGGGTGCAATTCGCCACATCCTGAAGAGCAAGCTCAATATCAAGGAGCCCACTTTCGCGGATGTAAAAGAATATTACGATAAGCACCTCGATCCGAATGTGATTGACTTCGAAGACCAGTCTGTCTGGGAGAGTGTCTTTCATGAGGGTAAGTGGGCAGGTGTATTCCAGTTCACACAACACGGTGCCCAAAAGTTCTGCAAGGATGCGAAGCCTCGAAGCCTCGTTGACCTTGCAGCCATTACAGCGATTTATCGCCCAGGTCCCTTGTCTGCGAACGTGCACGACCTCTATGTCGCCGCAAAGTCAAACCCAGATGAGATTGAGTACATCCACCCTGTTGTCAAAGAGTGTCTCGAAGATACTTATGGCTTCATTGTGTTCCAGGAGCAGTTGGCTTTGCTTGCTCACAAGCTAGGCCGCCGAGTCTCTCTTGACGAGGGCAATATGCTTCGTAAACTTCTCACAAAGAAGGGTACCGGCAAGGGTGCCAAAGACCTCGAACGAATTCGCAACAAGTTCATCGCGGGTTGCGAAGACAAGGGTATTCGAGTTGAGGATGCCGATGATCTCTGGAAGAAGATGGAATTCTTCTCCGGCTATGGTTTTAACGCATCTCATGCTATTTCTTATGCCACATTGTCTTACCAGTGTGCATGGTTGTTGAAGTATCATCAGACAGAGTGGATTGCCGCATTCTTGGATAAAGAACCAGAAGGTCGCAAAGAGGCAGCTATCAACACGGCGAAGAGTCTCGGATACAGTATCCAGTCTCTCAATGTGAATACTTCCGGAAAGGTTTGGGAGTACTCCGACGATGGCACAACCCTCATTCAGCCTCTGACATCTGTTAAGGGTCTTGGCGATTCGGCAATTGATCAGGTCTTTGCTGGTCGTCCGTTCAACAAGATTGAAGACTTTCTCTTTAACGAGAAGATGACTTACAGCAAGCTGAACAAGAAGGCACTTGATGTCCTCGTCCGTTCTCATGCATTGGACTGTCTTAAAGATGATCGATTCTCCGGCTCCAAACACTTCTGGACCGCAGTCGCCGTTGAGCGTCCTCGTAAGGAAAAAGACCTCACAGAGAACATCACAAAGTACCACCCAGAGGGAGACTTCTCCACTGAGGAGAAGATTGAGAATCTTACGAATCTTACAGGTGTGTTCCCGATGCACTTGGTTGTCGATGAGAGTATTACCAACGAGCTTCGTGATCTTGGTGTTCCCCCCATTTCCGACTTTGACCCGATGCTCGGTGCCGCTTGGTTTATTCCTCGCAAGGTAACACCTCGCCAAACAAAGAACGGAAAGACATACTGGGTTGTTCAGGTCATCGACGAGAACAATGTCATTAGCCACATCAAGTGTTGGGGTGTTCGTCCGGGCAAGGATAACATTCATCTTAATCGAGCTTACATGGCTCGCCTTGATCATAGTGAACAGTGGGGCTTCTCTTCCCGAAGCATCTCAAGGTTCTTTAGGATGTTGGGGTAGATCATGAACACAGGTAAAAGACCACCAGCATTTCTTAAGAAGGTTTATCTTTCCAGGAGAGAAATAAAGATGATTCTTGATGCGATTGACGTGACCGAAGAGGATATGGAGATCGTGTGGAAGAGAGAAATGATAAGCAAACTAAAGAGAGCTATCAAGAGATCCAAGAAGAAGGAATTGAAGGTTGCTAAAAAAGATGAAAACAAGCCCGAAGTCTAACTTTGATACAATTGTCGTGATTCACAATTCGAAGCTCAAGATAGAAGAGCGGAGAACTATCAAGGATAGGACCACCACTGAGACACAAACACAAGAACTTGTTGACAAATATGCAGAAACAAGTTATGATATAGTAGTGACATACGGCGGTCCATTTGATATGTTAGCATGGCTACAGTTGAGACAGTTGGACGGGAAAGAACATATAAACTAAGGAGATGATATGATTTTAGAATATGCAAGAATTAGAGAAGACGCACACCCACCAGAGAGGGCAAACCCATCAGATGCAGGTTTAGACTTGTTCTTTAACCCCGAAGACGGGAAAGAGGTTGTCATTGAACCTGGCAAGTCTGCAGTGTTGCCAACTGGTTATCGATTCGGTGTGCCACATGGTTACATGATTGAGATTAAGAACCGAAGCAGTGTGGCGGCAAAGAGAAGCCTCATCGTCGGTGCATGTGTCGTAGACTCAGGATACGATGGTGAAGTGTTTGTAAATCTTCACAACATTGGAACAGAGGCACAGACCATCACCCCTCAGACCAAGATTGCACAAGGTGTAATGGTCCCAGTGGTTCATTTCCGAGCACTTGAGACTCACAGCAAAGATCTTTATAACTGGTATCCAATCACAATTAGTGATCGTGGCGATGGTGCCCTGGGTTCCACCGACGGAGGTAAGAGATGAAAAAGCATGATGCCAAGGTGTTGTTCAGTAGCAAGAGTATGGAGTGGGCAACACCGCGAGAATTTTTTCGTAAACTAGACTCGCAATTCAACTTTACATTGGACCCTTGTGCAAAGAGCCACAATGCACTGTGCTCAAAATACTTCACACCCGACGATGATGGTCTTGAGCAAGATTGGGGCGGAAACAAAGTGTTTGTTAATCCGCCATATGGTAGAGGCATTGGTCGTTGGTTTGAGAAAGCATATGACGAGAGTCTCAAAAAGGACACAACCGTCGTCATGCTCATTCCTGCACGTACCGATACTAAATATTGGCACAAGTATGCAATGAGAGCAGATGAGATTCGCCTTATCAAAGGTCGTCTCAAGTTCGGTGGAGGCAAGAACTCCGCACCGTTCCCTTCTGCAGTTCTTGTCTTTGGCAGCGGTGCAGGTCATCCCGTTGAAAACCCACCCAAATTGGCGGTGATGTAATGGTCCGCAAGATCAAGAACAAGAAGACCCATAAGCAAACCCAAAAAGACTACAAACAAAAGTTGGGCTTGTTTGACATGCTACCCGAAGAGTGCCTTGCTTGCTCGGAACCCTTTGATCGGCAAAATAAAGAACAGGTGATGTCTTGGAATGTTGTGGTTCGCAACGAGGAGAAAGATGTTCGCCTCTACTGCCCAGAGTGCTGGTCGAAGGCACAACAGGTTGTGAAAGATTTTGAACAGCGAATCAAAGACAGGGAGTCAGCATGATGAGAAAAGTTCTATCATACGATGATGTCCTGCTGGTTCCGAAGTATTCGGACATCACCAGCAGATCAGAGGTTGACATCACCACCGACTTGGATAAAGTCATAACCTTGGACATTCCTGTGATTGGAGCTCCAATGGACACTGTGGTTGGCACCGAGATGGCTGCTGCATTGAGTGACATGGGCACCTTCGGTGTATTGCATCGATACTGCACGATTAATGAGCAGGTCGACATGGTTTCCGAGGTCATCGGTCGTTCGTTGGGTGAACACCCCATTGCAGCTGCAATTGGTGCAACTGGTGACTTTCTTGAACGAGCCACAGAGATCGTCGGTGCAGGTGCGGAGATTCTCTGTGTAGATGTCGCACATGGCCATCACCAGCTCGTGAAGAGAGCCATCGGCCAACTCCGTGGTGCTTTTGGTAGCGACATTCACATCATGGCAGGCAATGTCGCAACGGCACAGGCATTTGAAGATTTGTCGAACTGGGGTGCAGACAGCATCCGTGTCGGTGTCGGCGGTGGTGCAGCATGCAGCACGAGAACCCGCACAGGTCACGGTCTTCCTGTTCTTGATTCAATCATGCGTTGTGCAGAGTCAGCAGGTTCTGCAATGCTAATCGCAGATGGTGGTGTGCGAGGTAGCGGTGATATCGTCAAAGCAATCGCAGCTGGTGCAGACCTTGTTATGGTCGGCTCACTCCTCGCGGGAACAGACGAATCACCAGGCTCCGTCATTACAGACGAAAGAACGGGGCATAAAAGAAAAGTTTATCGAGGCATGGCTTCCGGAGATGCACAAAACTCCTGGAGAAACAAGGTGTCAGTCGTCGAGGGTGTTTCCACAACGGTGCCATATAAAGGTAGTGTCGTTGATGTGATGGAAAACATCGTTGGCGGCATCCGCAGCGGTCTGTCTTACAGTGGCTGTCAAAACCTTAACCAGCTTCGATTGACGGCAACATTCGTCAACCAAACCTCAGCGGCACTTGCGGAAAGCAAGCCGCACATATTGGGATAAGGCATGACGGAAGAAAAGAAAGACGAAACAGTCAAGGAAGAGTATGGCTGGTTGAACAGGAGGGTGTTTCCATCCCTCTATATCGACAGCCAGGATTCCGTGTATGTTCGTTTAATAATGAAGTTGGAGTACGAGAAGCTCACGAAGACAGAGTTCTTCAGGGCAATTGTACATGGGTTTATCGACGGTGATAGGGACATTAACTCATTCATTGAGCGGTATAAGGAGCGAAAGGAGATCGACTCCAAGAGGAGCAGACGAATGATAAAAAAAGAACGAGAAAAGGCAGCTGCTATCGATAAGAAGTTTGCTCTTTCTCCAGAGGATATAGAGAACATCTTTGACCTCATTGAGTCGGAGGACGATGATGTTTAAGTTCAGTATTTATGAAGAACCAAAACAAGCGATTGAGGAGGAGTGTGTAAGAAAATGTAAGGAAAAAGCGGTTTCCTGTCCGAATACGGGATGCGAGATGTGGATGAATCACGAGGAAGACCTCAACTGTTGCTTAGTCGCAGTTGACAAAAACCCTGGCGGAATGACTCTGCAGGAGGTGGGCGACCGCCTCGGAATAACATGCGTCCGAGTGCACCAAATTGAAAAACAGGCGGTGCTAAAGATGAGAAAAAGATTGCAAAATGCCGTTTCAGTTAAATAAATGGGGTTTTTCGGATCTACAACACTAATTACAAGAGTTATTCTGCACTTTCGCAGAGTATATCTTGAAAAAATCGATTTAAAAATATCAAGAGGAGAATAGTACTATGAGTAAGAAACTTTTAAACGAATCAACAGTTCGTCGTTTCATGGGATTAGCTAACCTCGCTCCACTTTCCGAATCCTTCTTGGAAGAGAAAGTGAACGAAGAAGAAATCACAGAAGAGACAGAAACTGTTGAAGAAGCTGCTGAAGCACAAAACGAAGGCGAAGAAGCCATCGAAGAAGCTGCAGAAGCAACCAACGAAGAAGCTGAAGCAACTAACGAAGCTGCTGAGGCAACTAATGAAGAAGCTGAGGCAACTAACGAAGCTGCTGAAGAAATCACCGAAGGCGAAGAGACTGTTGAAGAAGCTGTTGAAGCCACTAACGAGTCCGCTGAAGAAGTGAACGA